GCGGACCCTGAACGCCGACGTTCCGCTTCATCGCCCGCGACAACTCTCCAGCCGCAGCCGTCAGGCCCGCAGCCGTCGCCTCTGCCACCTGAGCCTTAAACCCCTCACCGTACCACTGAATATCCACGTTGCGAGCAACGCTTTGCATCACAGCACCTCCGTACCGCGAAGCATCCAGTAGGTAGACCGTCCAGCATGGTCAGCCTTGGCAGCGGTAACGTCGATAACCGTGTTCAGGTATTCGCCCTTCGTCACCTTCACCCGCGCGTTTACGGGGACGGTTGCCGAGTTCTGGAGGTAGACGTTAAACGTCCGCTTCTTCGTCTGGCGTTCGTACTGCAACGCCTCTGTGGACGAATCAATCTGCACGCTCGCGGGGTAGGCCGTAGCCGATACCGTGTCTGTCCACCCGCCGTAAGCGTTTTTCGTCTGACTGCCGGGAGTCAGCACCGAAACCTCAGCGGTAAGCAACGCACGGAGGCTCACGTATAGATCCTCTTCCAAGCGTTCACACGCTCAGCGAACAGGCCCCAGAACCCAGCAGCGTCCGCGCCACGGTCGTACTTGTAGTGTCCAAGCGTCTCAGACTTCATCGACAAGTCCTGCCCGATCTGAGCAAGCCGCGTCGAGGTCAGGTCGTACATGAGCAACTTCAAATCGGCGGGCATCGACGAATAGCCGCCAACATAGACGATCTTGATGTTCCGCCAGCCGTCAGGGAACGCGGGGCCGAGTTGGTACGAAATAGGCGACGGGAGCGGGTTCCACCAGTTCAGGCAGTCCGCTCCGGTCATGCCGCCCCAGAACCCGCCAGCCTGCCGGGACACAAGCCCGGTAGACGCTTCGATCTTGTACCCCGTCGCGTCGTAGGTGTACACCACAGACTCGGCACGGTCAATCAGGGCGATAGACGTAACCGAAGTGATCGGAGCGTTGCGTACACAGATCGTCGGCGAGTCTGACCCGTCCACGTACTCGGTATACGTCCCGGTGTCGAACAGCCGCCCGCACTGGCGTTCCAGTTCAGCCTGCAAGCCGGGGATGAGAACGTCCAACTGAGCATCCTGAGCGGTTCCGCTGATGCCCGCGTAGGTCTTGTACTCGGCTGTGGTGATGATTGCCAAAAACAGCCCGGCCCATTTCTGAGCCGAGCCGCGAAAGGAAGGCTCAGATCATGAGGTAGCCGGACACACCCCACTCGGTAGCGGTGGTGGGCGACTGCTCAGCACGATACAGGTCGCAGGTGATCGACACAAGGGTCGTTGCGCCGGTCGTGATCTCACAGTTGAGATAACGCTTGCGCTGACCGTTGATCGGGAGGTAGAACTTGAACAGGGTGCCCGCGTCGGCGGTCTGCGGGAGGCGACCGTTACCAGTCGAACCGCTGGCCGAGAGGCCGGTGATCGCCGTAAAGGTGCCGCCTGTGGTTTCGCATTCGGTGACACGCATCACCGTTGCCGCTCCACCGACCACGCCGAGAGAGACAGTGAACACCGCGTAGGCATAGCCCTTGGTGTCCACGTCCAGCGACGTACCGGCAGCCGAGTTGAGAGAGATGGGGGCCAAGACCGTGTAGGACTTGACTTTTTGTGCTTCGATCATGGATGGTTCTCCGTTGGGTGATTAGGTCGTCTTGAGAGCGGCAATCGGGCCAACGGTCGAGCCGCGACCGTCGCCGTGGATGTTGACGCAGAACCGCTCGATTGCGCGGAAGGCCAACTGATCGGTGGTGAAGTAAGGGGACGGGTCAGCGGTGATGCGCAAGTCCGTGTGGACACCGAGCATCGAAGCCGCCGCGAAGTTGCCGTAGTACGCCCACGGAACGCCCGTAGACGGTGTGGTTACAGGCAGAACCTGAGTGAAGTACACGGGGTCGCCGTTGATCGAGGCATTCGCGCCGTTCACGCCGGGGTTAGCCAGTGTGTAAACCGCGAGGTCGATGTTTCGGTTACCGCCGCCAGCGTTCATCAGACGGCCAAAGGTCTGATAGAACGCCTGACGCGACATGACCCAAGACGACTGCATGTACGGATGGATGTTTTCCACCGAGCCGGGGGCAAGTGTCGCGTTACCGATGACGTTCGCAGCCCACGTTGCACCAGCGGCCAGATACGCACCGGACGGGAGTCCGTTCGCAAGGCCGGTCTGGTTGCCGTAGGTAGCAGAGCCGTCACCGTTGAAGTACGCCTGATCCTCCGCGTAAGCGAACGCCTCGGCAACGCTCTGTGTGAACTGGTCGGCAATCGAAACCGCCGAATCGTCCATCAGTTCGTTGCTGACCAGCATCAGGGCCGCGAGTTTCTTGGGAACAAGCGTGATGAGGTCGTAGGTGTTGTCCGAAGCCGTGATCGTGCCGCCCTCGCCGGGGTAGTAGGTGGACAGCAGAGCCGTCTTGCGGGGCCTGCGCCATTCGTCCGTGCCGCTGAACCGCTGCACGTTGGCGATTTTTCGGGCTACGCCGTACTGCTCCGTGAGCCATACGACATTCGCATAGAACTGCGGGGCAACAAGCACACCGGCCTGAGCGTTGTTGGTCTCGCTCGAAGCCTTGCCGACGATTGCAAGGTCGTTCTCACGCTGGGGGTAGGTGAGGAATCCCTTGAGGTTGTTGAACGCAAGGCGCAGATACGCGCCCGCGTACTCGGCCTGATCCACATCGTCGTAAACAGCCTTTTCCTTCTGGCCGAGCGGCATATGAGCCGTCGCCTTGATCTTGGCAGCGTAGTCCTTGCGGGCCTGCACGCGCTTTGAGTCACCGATACCGAACGCCTTGTGTGTAACCGAGTTCACCGCATCCGCAGCGGCCTTACGGCTGGCGCGGAGAGCGGCTTCGGCTGACTTCTGCTGAGCGTCGGCCTCGCCGTCTTCCTCAGTCTCATCGACCTTGACAGCCTTCTTCTCGGTGACAGTCTCGGCATCGTCCTCGATAACGAGAGCGGCCTTGACTTCCCAAGCGGCCTTGAACGCGGCCTCATCCAGAACGGTTGACCCGTTCTTGAGTTCGATGTTCTCGGCCTTGACAAATGCCAGAGCCTCATCCAGCGTCTTGCCGGTGAAGCCCGCGCCCACAAGGGCCTTGAGCAGTTTCTTACGTGACATAACAGACTCCTGAAAGTTGATAAGCGGTTTCGCTTCACTTTCGGGTCTGTCGTCGCCTTCCGGCGAGTCCGGGCCGTCCTGATTGCTTGCACGATACTAGGCACGCATGTTGTCAACCGTCATAGCAACACGGTTCGCGGCTCTGGTTCGATGTTCACTGTTCGCTTTGCCTTCTCGGTCATTGGCATGATCGTTTGGCAAGCCTGATTCGCCGGGAGTCCTGTAAACGACACCTCAAGCATCTTCCAACGCCGAACGATGTTCGCGGCCTTGGGGTACAGACGCTTTTCCTCGGCTGTGGGTGCCCCTACCTCAAGGGGAATGAACCCAACCGACAAGCCCATGCCGCCCTGTTCGATCCGCGCCCAAAGGTCATCGCACATCGGGTCACGGAGGCCCGTGTAGATATGGATTCGGGCCTTTAGCCCCTTGGCATTGGCGGCGCTCGGAAACGGGTTCATCCAGCGGACTACGCCCACGTTCGATGCCATGTTGTACTGGTGGTCAACAAAGACCTTGCGCTGTCCGATTGCGTTGAAGTAGGACAGATCAACCCCGCCCGGTAGCACCGCATCGTCATCTAGGTCAGCGTCGCAGGTGGTCATGACGGCTTCTACGTCCCGCTCATCGGGGATCGTTACCGCCCCCTTGCACTGGATACGCAGCAGCCCCACGCCCTCGGAATCCTTGAGGTAGTGGCGTTTGCGGACCATCTTCATAATCTCAGAGTCGGTGTTCATTCGCCATCCTCCAACACGAAATCCAAGTAGCAGCGACATGCCGGATGCAACGGCGGACCAATCACATCCGCATAGTCAAACACCAGCCGCGACACATCCGGCCCAATCTCACCCTCTGGCGTAGCCGAGAAGTAGCCCGGCCTCCCGCGCTCCACGTACATCGTGTCGCCCTTCTTCCAGAACGTCTCACCGATGGGAACCTCTACCCCGTCCATCGCCTCACAGAACGGGCACACCTTCTCATCTTCCTGCGTGTGCCAAGTCACGGACCCGACTACGCCCGAATCCTCCCAAGCCTGAATCGTCCCCTCGTTGAACGCCTTTACCGTCTCTGTAGACGCAACCCGCTCCGGCCCGACCTTGGTCAACTCGCCCAACTTCGCACCGGCAGCGGCCTTGACCTGATCGGGTGGCAGCCCTTCCTCCTGCGCCTTCGCAGCAGCAGCCTTCATTTCCTCATGAATCGTCTCAACAATCGTTTTAGA